ATTTAGTAACCAAGATGTCCCATAAAGGGAAAAAAGGAAATACAATTAAAATACCTGTTCCAGCAAGAGGTGTTGCATCAGCAAAAGCAGCTAACACACAAGTAACATTGAGTGCAGCTACTAACACAGTAATTGATGTAGTTATTGACAAGCACTTTGAATACTCAAAGTTGATTGAAGATATTGCAGAAGTACAAGCACTAGCCTCTATGAGGAAGTTCTATACTGATGATGCAGGTTTTGCTTTGGCAAAGCAAGTGGACTCTAGTCTATTTGCATTAGCTGAAGGTTTTCAAGGTGGTACAGTAGGTGGTACTGGTGCAGCGTCTTATGAAAAAGCTGTTAAAGGTAGTGATGGTACTACTCTTTACACAGGTAACTCATCAAACGCAGCTGACATTACAGAAGCAGGTATTAGAGCAATGATTCTAAAACTTGATAATGCAGATGTACCTATGGACAATCGTGTGATGGTTATACCACCAATTGCAGCAAATGACTTGTTAACAATTAACAGGTTTACTGAGCAACAGTTCATTGGTTCGGGTGATGCAATCAAAACTGGAAAAATTGGTATGGTTCATGGTGTAGATATTTATATTTCTACTGCATGTCCAACAGCGTCTGGTAATTCTGGTGCTGATAGAGTTGGTATGATGATGCACAGAGATGCTCTAGTGTTAGCAGAGCAAGTAGGTGTTCGTACTCAAACACAATATAAGCAAGAATATTTAGGAGATCTTTTTACTGCTGATACTTTGTATGGCGTTAAAGAACTAAGAGATACTGCTGGTGTTGCGTTTGTCGTTCCAGGAACTTAATATAGTTAGTTAAGCTGTAACCCCTTCTAACGAGGGGGTTATTCTAAATTAATTAAAATGTACAGGAGTTAAAATGAAAGAATTAATTGGTCAAATATTATCAAGCAAGACTAGTATAGTTGTTATATCTATTATAGCTATTGCATTAATGCTTAGTGGTTTTGAATCTTTACATCCACATCCGCATATCTAAAATGCCTTTTTACGAGTACGAATGTAAAAATGACCATGTTTTTGATGAAATGTGTTCTATGAAAAATAGATTAGAAAAAAAAGAATGTCCACATTGCGGACAAAAAGGTAATTTTAGAATAAGTGTAAGAGGTACACAGCCTCATTTTGGTAATCAAGATACCCTTTGGAACATGAGAGAACGTAAACGGACTATACAAAAGGATTTTAATGGACATATTTAGTAATACTATTGAAGAACCTTCTGATAATTTCTTAGAAATTGATAGGTTTAAAGCAAAATTCCAACAAATTTGGCAAATGATGCTTGAAACAACGTATGACAAATATGACAATAATAGTATGTCCAAAGAAGAGTACATGGAATTAAATGCTTTAAAGTTTTCTGATGATCCAGAACCAGAAAGCGAATTAGATGAACTTATGGACATGCTAGATGGTCTTTTGAATGAAGATGAAAAACTAGAAAGTGTAAAAGCAGATGGAAAAGCACCTACTTATAAAGGCAATGAACTTTCAGCAAATAATGAAACAAGAAAACTAGAGGCTACTGATTATGAATATAACTACCAATCTACAAAAACTCCAAATGATGCTCGTTCTCGAAGTAAAGGTGGCTCGTATGTGGGTACGCCATCAAATCAAATTACTAAAAGAAAAAGTGATCCAGTTAAAACAGAATTTGCTCCAATAGCTGAAAGTTTACAAGAAGAATTATTAGATTTAATTAAAAGACAGGCTATAGGTAGACGTAGACAACTGTTTAGAGCGTAATGGCTAAAAAGACTCGAATTGACAGACGAGGAAAGATAAGAAGCCTAGTAAGGAAATTTCCTACAGGTGATAGACCTCATTGGTCTATAACTAAAAGAGCAGCAGTAAACAGAAGAAGAAGAAATATAGATGAAGTTTTTGCAACTGATATCATCAATACAATAGATGAAATTGTATTTAATTTTGCAAAAAATTTATCTGATGGAGCTACAATTGAAGATATTGTAAGCATTGGTGGTGAAAAAATAATAATTAATAGTATTTCTTTTGCTGATTCTGGCGGTATTATTAAAAATTATGATAAACCTTCTACAGCAGATGGACTTTCAGCAGCAGATGTTATATCTCTAGGCTATAATAAGCCTGTTACTGAAAATGTAACGACATCTGATACAATAGTTTTTAATATTGGAATAAACAAAAGCGAATCTTTAACATATTCTGAAGTTATCGCTAAAGATTTTGTTATGCCAAGTCTTGCTGAGTCTGCATCAATTTCAGATTCAATTGGTTTTGAACTAATGAATCCAAGTAGTATTTTTAATGTTGCCAAGATTAATGATTTTTATTTTAATGGTTTGGGAGATGACCAAGAGTTCTTTACTGACTCTATAACTACCTCTGATTCAGTTTTATTAAGTTATGAACTTAATCCTACTGATTCTGTAACAATGTCCGATTCAATATCGTTTGATATTAGGTTGAACTTTAATAATGATTCTGTAACAGTATCAGATATTGAAGTATTCTCCTCTGACCCTAACTTTTTTGAAACGGTAACAATGTCTGATGCAGTTGCACTTAATACACAAATAGCGAAGAGTTCTTCTGCAAGTGTTAGCGATAGTATTAGTTTCGATTTCATGCCAGCTAGTTTGTTTAATGCCAGCAGTATGAATTTATCTCAATTAAACGGTTAAGGAGTAAAAAATGTTAAACGAAAACTTTAAAGTTACTGGACAAGTAACTATTCATAAGAATGGCAAGGTCGTTAGAGATATACCTAACACGATCGTTACTGCTGGAAAAAACAATATAGCTGCATTAATTACAGATGCAGGTGCTAAGATGACACACATGGCTGTCGGTACTGGAACAACTTCAGTAGCAGCAGGTAACACTACACTTGTTAATGAAACAGATAGAAATGCTTTATCTGTATCTGGTGGTGCTCCTTCAGCAAACACAATTGTACATACAGCAGTATGGGCAGCAGGTGATGGAACAGGTGCTTTAACAGAAGCAGGTTTGTTTTCAGCTTCATCTGGTGGTACTATGATGGCTCGTACAGTATTTAGTGCAGTTAATAAAGGTTCAGGTGATGTTCTTACAATTACTTGGACTGTTACAATTTCATAAGGGGATAGAAAATGCCTGTAATTTATTCAAATAATGCCTCGACATCATTAAGTGCAGGCATTAACAACTCAACAACAACAATACCAATTGCTAGTGCTAGTGGTTTTCCTACTATAGGAACTGGTGAGTATTATTTTGGTACAATTGCAAATACTAATAATACAAAGATTGAAGTAGTTAAAGTAACTGCTGGTACTACATCACTTACAGTAACAAGAGCACAAGGTGGCACTACAGCACAAGCGTTTAGTTCTGGTGATAACTTTCAACTTCGTGTAACTGCTGATACATTACTAGCAGCAACACAAACAGATGTTAAGATTACTGGTGGCTCTATTGCAACAGCAGCTATTGCTGATGATGCTGTTACAGCAGCTAAGATGGCAGCAAATTCAATAGATTCTGATTCTTATGTAGATGGTAGTATAGACACCGCACACATTGCTGACAATGCAATTACTTCGGCAAAGCTAGGAGTTGATGTTATTGTCGCAGAGGACATAGCTAACAATGCAATTACCGTTGCTGAACTTGCTAACAATGCGGTAACAACAGCAAAGATATTAGATGACAATGTAACCGCAGCCAAGTTAGCCAACTCAATTAATACTGATATAGCTACTGGCGTTACAGGTAACACAACAGCTAACGCAGCACTACCAAAATCTGGTGGAGCAATGACAGGTGCTATAACAACTAACAGTACCTTTGATGGTGTAGACATAGCTACTAGAGATGGAGTATTAACTTCAACTACAGCTACCGCAGCAGCAGCTTTACCTAAGTCTGGCGGTGCTATGACAGGTGCTATTACAACTAACTCTACTTTTGATGGTAGAGATGTAGCTGCAGATGGTGTCTTAGCAACTAATGCTATGCCTAAAAGTGGCGGAGCATTTACTGGAGCAGTAACTACTAACTCTACTATAGATGGTAGAGATGTTGCAGCAGACGGTGTGTTAGCAACAAACGCTTTACCAAAATCTGGTGGAGCAATGACAGGAGCAATAACTACCAATTCAACATTTGATGGTAGGGATGTAGCTACTGATGGTACTAAATTAGATGGTATTGAAGCAAGTGCTACAGCAGACCAAACAGCATCACAAATTAAAACTCTACTAGAAAATGGTATTGATAGTGTTCATTACGTTGATGCAAGTATTGATTTAGCACATATATCTAGTCAAGCTGTAGACGAAGATAATCTTTACATATCAAACGCAGGTAGTAACGGACAGTTTTTAAGTAAACAATCTGGCAATGATGGTGGATTAACTTGGGCAACAGTATCATCTGAAGATTTTATTCCAAATGGTTCTATTATGGCTTTCTTTCAAGCAGCAGCACCTACAGGTTGGACTAAAGTTACATCACAAAATGATAAAGTATTAAGAGTTGTATCAGGAAATGGTGGAGGTACAGGTGGTACTTGGGCAACAAATAGTGGTGTAACAACTAATGAAGTTGGTGCTCACGTTCATAGTGCAGCAGCCCACACGCATACATCATCAGCCCATACGCATACAGGTGCGTCACACACTCACGGAGGTGGTAACTTTGCAGCAGCAGCACATACGCTGACCATAAGTCAAATGCCTTCGCATAATCACACCGCAGTATTTAATAATGGGCCGCCGAATAATAACTTTCAGGCAAGTTATGGTTCACAAGGTGCAGCAAATAGTGCTAGACCTACTGGTTCTACTGGCGGTGGTTCTTCTCACTCGCACAATGCCTCTGGTAATACAGCAGCAACAACTCCAGGAGCAGGAGGTTCAACAACTCCAGGAGCAACTGGTTCTACAACACCAGGAAATTCTGGTTCAGCAAATGCTCACTCACATACAATATCTGCACCACAGTATATTGACGTGATTATTTGTAGCAAAGACGCATAGGAGATAATATGGCAAAAATTAATATAATACCCAGCGATAGTACAGTAGTTATAGATGGTTATGGAGTAGCTAGTATTGATTGTTCATCACTAGCAAGTAACATTTGGGCAATAGAGTTTGATTCTAGTGCTAATACTGGTCATATAGAATATGATGATGGAACAGCAAATGAAACTATAACATCATTAACATCTGCTATGAATACACTTGTAGCTGTAAACACAGATGCAAAAGCAACAGAAGATGCAGCAATTGCAACAGCAGCAAGTGATTTAGCAACACTTAAAAATACCTATGGTTGGAAACGACAAAATGACAATACAACTAGATATGGTGAAATTGGTGACCAATTAGATCAATTGTATGTTGATATGTTGGCAGGCAAACTTGATGCAACAGGTACTTGGGCAATAGCAATTAAAGCAGTTAAGGACGCTCATCCAAAATAAACTGTATAATATTGGGATATGGTTAAAGTATATAATGATTATCTCAATAAAGACGAACATAAAAAAATACTTGATGTATTAGATTCTGATGGTATTGCATGGTATAAATCTTCTGTTGTTGTAGATAAAAGTGGAGATAATAAAGGAGTTGATTGTCAGTTAGTCCATAGTGTTTATGAAGCTAATAATGTACAAAGCGAATGGTGGGATTTATTTGTTCCTTTGTATAAAAAATTAAATATTCTTATATTTCATAGAATTAAAATTAATTGTAGTTTTAAAAAAAATAAATTAAAAATGTTAGGTGACTATCATTATGATTATCAACCAAACAATGTTGTTCTTAAAGAAATGAAAATTGCTATTTATTATGTTAATACAACTAATGGGCAAACATTTATTAAAGAAGATGGAAAAATTATTAAAATAGACTGTAAAGCAAATTCTTTAGTTACTTTTCCAAATACTTTAGAACATACAGGTTCAACACATACAGATAAAGATTTTAGATATGTGGTAAATTTTAATTACATTTAACATGGCTAAGAAAAAAGAATTAGAAGTTGAATATACTTGTCCACTTGGAAGTGAGTGTGAAGAAATACGAGATAATAAAATTTATAGATGTATGTGGTACACAAAAGTAGCTGGAGTAGACTCTAACACAGGAGATATAGTAGATGATTGGTCGTGTGCTATAAGTTGGATGCCTATGTTGCAAGTTGAAATGTCAGCTACAAATAGAGGACAATCAGCAGCAATAGAAAGTTTTAGAAATGAAACAGTAAAAGGACAAAAACAATTTAATAATTTAATAAACCAAAGAATTAATATTGAGTCAAAATGAAATTACAATACCATGATTGTACTTATGCAAAAGCGTTATCAAAAGAAACATGCAAAAAAATAATTAATATTGGATTATCTAAAACATTAGAAAAGGCTTTAATTGATGATAGCGAATTTTCTAAACTTAGAAAATCAGATATAGCTTGGTTAGAAGAACCATGGATTTACGAAAAATTAATGCCATATGTTGAACAAGCAAATCAATTAGCTGGTTGGAATTTTGAATATAGTGACATTGATGGAATACAATTTACTAAATATGGAATAGGGCAACATTATAATTGGCATAAAGATTCAGAAATAAGTTTTAATGGTGATTACAAAATTAGAAAAATAAGTATTAGTGTTAATTTAAACAATGAGTATGAAGGTGGCGAATTTTATATTGATACGGGAAATGAGTATGGAAAAAAACTTCCTATTGAAATTAAAGATTTAAAAAAAATTGGAACTATATGTGTATTTCCTTCTGATATATGGCATAAAGTAGATAAAATAACTAAAGGTATAAGATATTCATTAGTTATTTGGGTAAAAGGTAATCCATGGAAATGAAAAAAGATTTTATAGAAGTTTACGAAAATGCTGTAAGTCACGAATTTTGTGATAAATTAATAGAGGCTTACGAAGAAAGTTTAAAAACAACAAGTGTGTTTACACATGAATCAAATAGAATGACAGAAAGATTTGATGATGCTTATTTTATGGACACCGCTTTTCAATCATATGTGCAAGAATTAAATATAGTATTAGCTGACACTATGAAATTGTATTTAGAAAAGTATGCTGTTTTACAACAAACACCATTAAAGTCTTATGTATCAAAGTTACAAAAAACAGATTTAAGTGGTGGTTATCATAAATGGCATTTTGAACAAGGAAATGTTTTAGGTGCAACAAGAATTGGTGTATGGTCTGTATTTTTAAATGATGTTGAAGAAGGTGGCGAATTAGAATTTTTATATTTAAGTAAAAGAATAAAAGCAAAAAAAGGAACATTATGTTTTTTTCCTGCTTCATTTACACATACACATAGAGGCAATCCTCCTTTGTCAAATATTAAATACATAGCAACAGGATGGTGGAATTTATATGAATAATA